CTGGTTACTGCCCCTACTATGCTGTTCCAGATTTTCTGCGGCAGTTCCTTAACAATCGTAATAACGCCCGTTACCATGGCATTCATTACCTCTTTGGCTTTCGTAAGCATATTGTTACCCCACGTAGCCACTCTGGTTACTGCCCCTACTATGCTGTTCCAGATTTTAGCAGGCGTTTCTTTCACAATCGTTACAATGTTCGTAAGCATTGTGTTCATTACTTCTTTGGCTTTGGTCTGCATATTTACGCCCCACGTAGCCACTCTGGTTACTGCGCTTACTATACTGTTCCAGATTTTCTGCGGCAGCTCCTTAACAATATCTATAACTTTCGTTACAAAATCTGTTATAACCGTGCCGCCTTTTTCCTGCATATTTGCGCCCCACTCTGCTATTTTCTCAACGCCCGCAGCGATTGCCTGCGGTATCAGAGTAGGCAGCTCTTTTATTTTATTTATGATTGTCGTTACCAGTTTGCCTGCCGCCGTCAAAATCTTAGGCAGCCCCGTAATCAGTCCTGTTACAATGGCTGCTATAATCTGCGGTATGGCTGCGATTAAAAGCGGTATTGCATCTATGATGCCGTCAATCAATGCAACTATAATATCGCCCGCACTTTCGATAATAAGCGGTATTCCCTCAACCAGTGCATTTATGATAGCCGTTATGATTTCCGGCAGTGCCTCAATCAGTACGGGCAGCGCTGCTACCAGTCCCTGTGCCAGCCCCGTAAGCAGCTGTAATGCTGCTGTAATCAGCAACGGTATATTTTCTATCAGCATGGTTACAATGTTCGTAACCACCGTTACGATTGTTGGCAGCAATGTAGGTAATGCTTGTGCGATACCTTGCGCCAATTCCGTAATAATCTGTACGCCTGCCTCTAAAAGCTGCGGTAATATGGTAAGCAGCGTATCTATGATTGTCGGTATAATCTGCCCGATTATGCTTATCATTTCCGGCAGCATTCCAACCAGCGTATTAAGCAAGTCCTGTACGCCGCTCATTAAAGGCGGTAATAGCTCCTGTATAACCTGTGGTATATACGTTGCAAGCTGCTCTACGATTTCTCCCAGTCCGCTTACCAGCCTCGGCACTGTTTCTATTACTCTCGGTGCTATATTCCCTACCACTGTTACGATACTGTCTACCAGATTGCTTGTAAGCTGTGAGAAATTCGCCTCGCTGTCTGCCATTCCAGCTACCCAGTTGTCCCACGCCGAACTCATAGAACTAACCGAACCCTCTATTGTTGTACTTGCCTCTTTTGCTGTTGTCCCTGTTATGTCCATTTCCGTCTGTACGACGTGAATAGCGTCTACAATGTCTGAATATGATGAAATATCATACTTAATGCCGGATAGCTTACTTGCATCATCAAGCAGCCTCTGCATTTCCTCTTTTGTACCGCCATATCCCAGTTTTAAGTTATCCAGCATGGTATAATTCTGCTTTGCAAAACCGTTATAGGCGTTCTGTATAAGCGATATATCAGTACCCATTTTATTTGCATTGTCTGACATATCCGTAATTGCCACGTTTGCCTTTTCTGCTGCCGCTGCCGTGTCATTATTCATGCTGGCAAGCAGCGACGCTGAAAAGCTGGTAACTGTTTCCATGTACTCATTTGCAGACATTCCGGCTGTTTTATATGCGTCGTTTGCATAACCAACAACCGTATCAGACGACGTTTTGAAAAGAGTTTCTACACCGCCTACAAGCTGTTCCTGTGCTGCGTATCCCTCTATTGCTTTTGTGGTAAGCGCTCCTATGGCTGTTGCCGCTCCCGCAACTGCTGCCGCCGTCGCCGCTGCTGCCGCCTTAAGCGCTGTACCCATTCCGCTTAGTACGCTTGTAAATCCAGAAAATTTTCCCTTTGCGTCGTCTGCCTGTTCCCCGCTGTCTTTTATTTCCTTTCCCATTTCGTCAGCGGCTTTTTCTGCTTTTTCCATTTCGTCAGTCGTTTTGCCTAATTCCTGCTCTGTCTTTACAAGCGCCGCTTTCTGGTAATTTAACTGGGTTTCAAGTTTTTTACTTTCTTCGCTATTGTCTCCTGTTGCCTTGCGACATTTTTCTAAAGCTGCCTCGGTTTCTTTTACCTTTTTTGCCTGCTCGTCGTATGTTTTCTGTAGTACCGTCTGCTTTGCTTTCAGCGCATCTACGCTGCTTGCATTGTCCTTATATTCAGCCGTTACAAGTTTCATTTCAGAATTAAGCACTTTAAGGGTGCTGTTAATTTCCTTGCAGGCTGCTTTATACTCTGCCTCTCCGTCAAAACTTAACCTTGTTTTGACGTTCTGCGTCTTATCTGCCATAATTAAAAGCCCCCTAACGCTATGTCTATATCGTCCATGTTTTCTGTAGCTGCTGGCGTTCCCGCCTGTTCCTGTCGGAAAATGTGCGGGTTATATTCCTTGTGATATTTAAACAGTGTCGTTATCTGGTATGGTGTTTTTCTCCACGCCTCACGTTCCCTGTATCTCAAAAGCACTACTGCAATATACAAAAGCCGTGCAGTATCTAATTTTCCTGCACGGCTGCCCTGTTTCCCTCTTCTGTTGTTTCTTCTCCGTCGTTTTCGTTCTCTGTGTCGCTGTTGTCTCCCGCAGTTCCTCTGTAAAACGATTTAAAAATAGCGCTCTGTACTTCCTGCAAATTTCCTGCGTGTATCAGTCTGCCTACCCTCTTCTCTTCAAGCAGCTGGGCGTTTTCGTCCTCTGCTAAAAGTGCCTCGTTAATAAGCAGCGTAAGTAACCACCTTGTATCTTTAAAAAGGTTTGGGTTATCTTTATTGAATACCTCACTTAATTTGTCGTAGCCCCCAAACTTTTCCTGTACTTCGTCTAATGCGTTCAGCGAAAAAAGTAAACCATATTCTTTGCCGTTCAGCTCTACGGGAAAAGCCCCGCTCTTTAATGCTCCCATGATATAAAATTAAGGCGCAGCCCATGCTACGCCTCTCTCCTTTCCTGTTTTATACACTTTCCATTGCCGCTGCCTTTTCCGGCACTGCTGTAAACCATGTCTTAGCCGCTGCGCTTTCCTCTGTTCCCACAAAGTCAGCTTTCCACAAATTATCTTTCTTTCTCGTTGTGAAAGATGCCTCAATATCCGGCGTGTTAAACTTGATGCTCTCGCCCTTTGTTTCGTACTTTTCAGACGGCACTTTAAATTTTGCTTTAAGCAGCCATACGTAACGGTATTTACCGCCCGTTTTCTTAGCTCTGAACCCTACAGCAACATACGGCGGCTCGTCCTCTTTTCCCGCCCATACTACGCTGTTCTTGTCTACTGCCTGCCCCAGCAGCTCTGCCAGCACTTCCGGCGTAAGGTCTTTAATTCCCAGCTTAAGCGTTCCGCTTGCAAACTCTGTGACGCTCTCGCTTAATGTGTCGTCTGCATACAAGCTACCGTCTGCTGTCTTTACGGACAAATCGGCGCTCATTGCCTCTGCCATTTTCTTAGGTGTCCCGTAGCTCTCTGCTCCGTCTGCCTCTGTGCATACGGCGTAATATAAATCTTTCAGTCCCAGTGTCATTGTTTAATCACTCCTCTTTCAAAATCTCGACTGTGATAGGTACTAACCAGTACCCCGTTTCTGTTTCGTAGCTTTCTGCGTCTATGCTGTTGATATAAACGCCTGCTGCTTTCAATACCTCTTTTGTCTTATCAAGCTGCGCCTCAAAATCGCCCTTATGGAAAAGCGTAACTCTATACATTTCCCTGCGCTCTTTCTCTTCGTCGTCTGCATTTACCGCAGGCGTACCCAGCAGCCGCAGAAACGTATAATATGCGTCTGGCTTATCCCGTCCAGTGTAAACGCCTCTCTGGGCTGGCAACCCTGCGCTTTCTAAAATCTCTTGTATACTCATTCGCCTGTTTCACTCTCCCATATACTGCGCTGTGCCTCTACTACCTTTTCGTGCGCCTTTTCGTTTGCCACCGTCATATAAGGGCGTGCAGCGTGGCTGCTTGTGCCGTACTCTTCCACAAAGCCGATTGTTGCATAGCGCACCTTGCTTTTATCTCCTTTTCTGTCGTTTCCATGCTTCGCCCGTCCCTGTGGGTATATCTCTACGTATTTCTCCGTATCGTCGCCCTTTACGTCCGTAGCTTTTATGGAATTGATAAAACCGCCCGTTTCATTCAGTCCCATTGCCTGTGCCTCTGCTCTCTGTGCCTCTATCAGCACATCAGCACCAGCTTTAAGCATTTTGGGAACTGCCTCAACTGTAGCCGCCTCTCTCCGGCTGAAAGCGTCTATAATATCTTCCAGCCCGACTGTGTTAAACTCTCCCATGCTTACACCTCGTTTCTGTGGCGTAAATCTGTAAGCGTAAGCTCTAATCTGGTCGTCTGTGTCGTTGTCCTCATACTTCTTTACGCCCATAGAGTAGTTTGTATTAAGCACGTAGTCCTTGAAATTGAAAAGGAATGCAAAAATTGTATCTTTCGTAAGTGCTGCGCTGTAGCTTGCTACGTAATCGCAAAGTACAACTGTTCTGCCTAAAAGCGTTCTCTCCGGCTTTCCAGATGTTCCATAGTTCACTTTTGCGATAGGCTGCCCGTTCTTATCAGTCATGCCTACATACTCCATAAAGGTCTTTTTACTCATGCACCACACAGCGCCATTTTCATAAGCCATAGGTAAAGCACCCTCTGCCTTAATCAAATCACTGTAAGACGGTGCGGCGCTCTCGATTGTCTGCCCGTCGGCTGGTGTCTCTGCTAAAATTCCTTTCGGCTTTCCTGTACCGTTTCCGTCAATGATTGCCTGCTCTAACGCTTTTGTCATTGCCTCAACGATATTGTTAATAAGCAGTGTCTCAAAAGCGCTGATTGCCATTGTATCTACTTCCAGTGATACAGCTACTGCGCAGCGCAGCTTATGGTATGCAAAAGTAATCATGCCGTCTTTGGCAATATTCTTTTTCTGCTTGTCGCTGCCTGCTCCCTCATTTACCCATGTTGCAGTAGGCTTTACAGTGGATACAGGAATAGAAACGCCGCCCTTATATGCGGTTCTGGTTACAAGGGCTAAAATCATTCCTGTGCTTTCCAGTTTCTCTACAATCTGGTTAAGCACTGTGGTAGGAATAACTGCGCCTACGTCCGTGCTTTTGCTTACTGCATCTGCTCTGTACTCTTTCGGCAGTGCCTCGCCTCTGCACACGTATTTCATAAATGCTTTTCGGTATTCCATACTGCCGTACTTGTCGTCGTTGTCGCCCTCTCCTGCTGCGCCCTTGAAATTTCTAAGCACTCTCTGCTGTCCCTCGCCGCCGTTTCCGTCGTCTACGTTCTCGCCTGCTGCAATTCTTGCAAGTAAGGCGCTGCGCTTTTCTGCTGCCGCTGTAATCGCCGCTCTTTCTTCCTGCAATGCAGTTACTTCTTTTTCAAGTGCTGTAATTTCCTCTTCTTTCAGCTCTGCCGCTCTTGTGGTAAGCTCTGCCTTAATCTGTGCTAATCTTTCCTCGATTTCTTTTAATCTCATTGTTATGTTTCCTTTCTGGTCTTAAATTTTATAAGCTCGCTCTAATCTTTAGTATTGCTGCCCGCCTCTTAAGCAACTCCTGCCTCTCCTGCTCGTAACTCCTACTCGCAAAAGCACGGGCGCTTATTTCAGTATCGCCGTTTGCTGGAATGCTCACGGCTGACACATCATAAACTTTCTTGATTTTCAAAATCGTCCTTGTGTGTGTTTCTCTGTCGTAGCTTTCCTCTGCTACGCTAAAAGCCCATGACATTTTATTTATCATGCCTGCCTCTATGTCTTGGTATAGCCCACGGGCTAAATCTGTCTTGCCTAAATCAGCCGCCACCTTAAGCCCTTTATAGTCCGGCTGTAAAATCAGCGTCTTATTTGACTGTCTGGCAAATACCCTGCCCTCATGGTCGTACTGCATGATAACGTCGCTCATGTCTGCACCGTCTAAAGCGTGTGCATCTATTCTTTCGTAAATCTTTGTGCCGTCCTCAAATTCATACAGCAAATACGGCGTATCAAACGTAGTGGCGTAACCCTCTACGTAATACTCCGTCTGTATCAATTTTGTTGCACTCTGCGCTGTCAATGGCGCTGCCAGCGCCCTATATTCCCGCTCTTTCTTAATCGGCATTATTTACACCCTCTTTCTCTCCCAGCCCGCCTGCTGGTTCGCCTGCTGCCGCAGGCTGTGTCTGCTGTGGCTCTGCCTGCTGCCCTGTTGCTATGGGCGCTTGCTGTATAATTATCTGTGGCTTTCCATTACTGTTTTGCAGTTCGCTTATCTCTGTGTACTCTTTTCGGATATAATACTTTTCCCCGTCCTCAACGTGTGCCATGTTCCATATATCCATAACACCGTTTCTGTTTAGTAATGCACGGTCAAAAAGCTGCGTGCTTACGCTTAGCTTTGTTGCGTTGCTGGCATATTGCAGGCGGTTTGCTGAAAAGAAAATAGCATTCCCGCAAGCTCTTTCTCTCTCGGTAAAACTCATATTTGTCATAACAAGCGATAGCTGTATTGCAAACGGTTCTATTTTCCCCTCGTAGTAAGCATTCCACGTATTTTCATCAAATTTATTTTGTAAAATATCCATGTTTGTACCAAAATGCGTGCATACATTTTCCTGTATATTCTGCATCTGCAATGCGTTTGGCGTGTATGGTTTGCTCTCTACCTGTTTCAGCTCACTAAACTTGTTATCATAAATTATCATGCCGCTATCGTTGTCGGCGCTTAAGTTATCCTCGGTAAAACGCTGTCGCTCTTTCTTTATGTCCTCTGGTTTCAACATATTTGCCACTTTTGCCAGAAAGCGGATATTTGCAGAATTTTTGACAGCGTTTATAATTCCCTCGTTTTGCGTGTGTATCAGCTGCATTGTTGGCTTAAGCGTTCTGTTGTCCTCTCCAAAAAGGTCGTCTGTGTATTCAAAATCTGTCATAATGCCTACACGTTCAAACTCTATAGCTCCATGCTCGCCATTCGCAAACAGATACCGTAAATATACCTGCCCTGCTGCCTCTACAACTTCGCAGCGCTGCGCCCTCAATGGATACCAGCCACAAAGCCGCCCGTACTCGTCCTCGATAGGTATAATAAAAGCGGTGTGTTCCACCGCTACATACGTTGCCAGACGCTTAATGAATTTTGTTGTATCCATGAAATAGTTAGGCTTATGCTGTAGTGTCTTTTCCAGTGACTTAAGGGCGCTGCCCTCAATCTCCGGCTTAAGTTTACTGCAATGTGTAGCAAAGCTGTTTACTGCCGTTCTGGTTAAATCCATTTCATATACGCCGCCGTTATAACTGGTAAACGTCGGGCTGTATCCGTTCAGCATTTTAAAATAGCTGTCGATATATCGCAGCTCTTTACCATGAAAAAGATAATCTAAAAATTTCATGCCGTTTACTCTCCTTTCTATGCGGCATTTTTAAGCAGCTCGCCGCACTCTTCCCAGTATTTCTGCCGCACGGTCATTGCATCTATGACAGATACAAAGCCGTCGATATGCGCCCGCTGCTCGATTTTTATAGGTCTGAATTTTCTTGTTTCCATGTTGTGCTTAAGCGCAACATTTAAGAAATGTGTCTTTAGTAAATTGTTGTCGGCAATCTTAAAATCGCCGTCTTTTATGATGCCTTCAAATTCCCGTATAACTGGTGTAAGGTTTTCGCCTTGGTAAACGTCGTCCATGTGAAAACCATAATTTGCCATATCGGTAATAAGGTACTGGGCGCTGTATCTGTCGTAGCCGATTTTTAAAGGTCGTATGCCGTAATCTTCCAGCAGCATAGTAAACCAGCCGTAAACGTCGTTGTAGTCTACGTAATTCTCGCCGCTTAAGGTTATCAGCCCCTTTTTAACAAATATGTCATACGGCACGCCGTCCGTAGCCTGTAAGTATTCCAGCCTGCCCCGTGGCATAAAGAACTGTGTAAACGCATACAGTGTGCCGTCTTTCTGAATAACCACACTGGCTGCCGTTAAGTCCGTTGTCTGGCTTAAGTCAATACCGCCCACTGCGTAGCAGTCCCTAAAGTCCTCTAAGGTCTTTTCTACTCCGGCGTTCTCTACTGTCTGATATTCCAGCCATGCAATAGAGCTGTTCTGCTTGATATTGCAAGCGGCTCTGGTTTTTTCCCATGCCGCTGATAAATAAAAACTCTTAGCCCATGCTTTCATACTGTCCCCTCTCTTTCTTCATTCCCCAGCGCCCTAAGTTTCATGCGCTGGGTGGAGGCTAAAGAATGAATAGAAAAAGAGTAGGCAACTGCTGCCGCACATGGCTTAAGCTATCGCCTACTCATTTCATGCTACCATTGTATCTCTTTTGTTTTCCCATGTAAACACCACATTTTTACCACGATATTACCCGCTGCTGTACTGTTATCATTTCTCTTACTGGCACGCCTGCTGTTCTTAGCTGCTCGTATATGCTCCTTATCTCATGCCTAAACCAGCCTGCATACTGCATGGGTACTGGCTGATATTGCCGCTCCATAAATGGGTTATCTGCATACGCTGCCACTTGTGAAAACTCATACAGCAGCAGTGGCTTACTCTGGTCTAACAATAGCCGCAATATATATGCTGTCGTTCTTCCGTGCAGTCGTCCCTCTGGCGGCTGCCATATCCCAGTTATTATATATAGCCTCTGCCACTCGTAAAGCTCAAATCCTAACGCCTGCTCTATATGCTTTATCAGCCTGTCTGCTGCCTGCTGTTCCCTCGCTGTTTCCCGCTTTCTTTTTATCCATGCCTTTATTTTTTCAAACACTTACTTTACCCTCTCTTCGTCAATCCCCCACAATAATACTGACAACTCGTTTATGATGCCCGTTACCCAGCGCCTCGGTGTATTCTTTCCTGTGTCCAGCTGCTCTGCAATTTCCGCATAGTCCATACCCTGCATAAAATACATTTCAAAAGCCTTGTATTCTACGCCTCTGCCCGCTGCCTCTCTGCGGCGCTCTATCTCTTCTACCGCTTTGTCTATATGCGCTGTCATTATCAGTGTCTTAAAGCGTGTGCGTCTGATACTCTCTAAGTATGTACGCTGCTGCTCGTCCGTCATGCCCTTAAGCTCTAACTGCTGCCCGTCGCTTATGGCGTTCTCGATATGGAAAACTGCATCACGGTAACATTTCATAAGCGTAAAAGTGTTGTGGTATTTCTCTTTCTTCTGCTCCTGCTTTTCCTGTCTTTTCAGTTCCGTTATTGCAGCCTTTGCCTGTTTCTGCAACAACTCTGTTAATTCGCTTTCGTGCAGCTGTACCCAGCTTTCAACCTCTGGCGGCATTTCTGCCCCTGCCGCCGCCATTGTCTTTGTTTCTTCCTGTTCCATGTTCTGTACCTCGCTTTCTGTTAATTAAACGGCAGCTCTTCGTCTGCTCCCTCTGGTATGTTCATAAACCCGTCACTCTCCGGCAGCTGCTGCCCTCTCGCCTCTGCCTCTGCTTTGCTCTCTCCAAATCCTACGCTATTTGCCACAACCTCTGTGTAATATACCTTGCCGCCCGTGCGCTGGCTCTCGTAGCTGCCCGTTTTAATCTTGCCCGTAACCTCTGCCCTGCTGCCTTTGCTTAACCATTTCTGCACCCATTCCGCAATACGCCCGAAACACTTAATATTTATAAAATCTGTGTCTTTCCCGTCGTCTACTGCAAGCGTAAAGCGGGTAATAGCTGTGCTATTGTCCTGCCCGCCATATCTAAGCTCTGGCTCTCTTGTAAGCCGCCCTGTAAGTGATACATTATTCATGCTTTCTGCTCCCCTCTTCCAGTTTGTCCAGCTTTGAAAATATAGCCAGCAATTCCAATGCTATAATTCCCAGTAAAATATTAGTCATTTTCTACCGCCTCGCTTTCTCTTGCTACTATTCTCTCTTGTAATTCAATCAGCCTCTTTTTTATTGCCATAACTGATGCCTCTAAGCCTTTAGTTATTATTTCAACATTTACTTCCAGACTTGCCGCAATCCGTCTTACCCGTTTTCTTATATACCTACGCCGCTTTTTCCTGTCCAACCATAACGGCGGGTTTACTCCGTGCTTTTTCTTGTAGTTCTTTTTCCACTGTCTGTATTTCACTGCTTACGCCCCTTTCTCCATATCGCATACGGCAATATCCATACTGGCGCTGTTATTATCAACACCGCTTTTGCTGTGCATATCGTCACAAATACTGCTACGTCTACTGCTGCCTGTCCCAATTCTTTCACTGCATCTACTATGCCGTCCATATACTCAAACATTTACTACCCCGTTTTCCTGCTTAATCTCAATATTTCTGCCGCCTCGCTGCTTTATGATTGCCTCTACGTGCAAGTATGCAGGCAGCATAACCACGCTGCCTGTTCGTAACTGATATTCTACGCTTTTCCGCATCTTCTCGTATTGCTCTGCCTTACAAAACGCCGTACAGCCCAGAATAATTGTAAATACCTGTGCTTTCTTCTTTTTCCGCTGCCGTCTATTCATGTTCTGCCCCGCTTTCCGTGTCCGTTTCGGACACCTTACCCGTATAGTCTGTTACTCTGATACCCAAAATACAGTAGCCCTCTGTAAGCCCTGTGTAATCTTCCAGCATATAAATAATATCTGCATCAATCGTGCGCCCCGTGTGCTTGCCGTCCTTGAATTCCAGCATTTTAAGGCTGTCGCCCTGTTTATAGCCTCTGTTATTTTTCCGCAGCTCAAAGCTCTTTTTCCCGCTTACTACGTCCTCGTAATAAGATGCCACTATTTTTACCTCGTGCTGCTTATGTTCTGTATTTCCCTCGCTTGGCAGATGCTCCATTTTTTCTGCGTCTGCCCGCTCCTGCAATTTCTTCTTTGTCTGGCGGTCTATAGCGTCCTGCTCTTCGCTGTATCGCTGTTCGTCTGTCTTTTCAGCCTCTGCCTTATTTATGTACTGGTCGCATTTCTGGCACGTTCCCGTTTTTACGTTGCAGCCCTTGTATTTCTGGCAGGAATAGCACAAAGACGTTATGCTCTCTGGGTGCGGTGTTTCGTAATCGTCCCCCGCCTTTTTCTCTGCTACTTTTTCCGCTATTTCCTTTGCCCTCACATTTTCGCCCGCTGCTGCTTTTTCCGCTATTTCTTTCTGTTCGTCCTCGTCCAGTTTGGCTGCCTCGTATGCAGCAGTGATACCTAAATTGCCCTCTTTCAGCTGCTCTTTAATCTCCGGCGTTGCGTTGTTGTTGATTGCGTCCATTCTGGCTACGTTCGTGCTGCTCTCGTTTATCATAGCCGCCACCAAATCACGCATTTTACCTTGTATTTCTAAGCCGTCCTCTTCCTTGGCTCTGATAAGCGCCGCTTTGGTACGCTCTACTAATCTGGTTTTTTCATAGGCTGTAAGTTCCTGCGTATATCCGTTGCCAGCCAATAAGCGCAGCTCATACATTGCCTCGCTCATATCCATAAAGCGGTAAAGCACTTTCTCATACTCCTTATGCCCCCGCTCTAAGTTCAAAATATTTGCCGCATTACGTCTGTGTCCGTCGATTATACGGTATTCCCCGTTTACTCTCGCCAATACTGTAGGCTGTTCCTGTCCTACGTGCAAAAAGCTATCTGCCAGCTCTTCTATGTTTTCTAATTTCTGGTGCGTGTTCTCCTGTGCTGCCTTTACCTCGTAAGGGCTTAAATAGATTTCTTTGTATCCCTCTGTCTGCGCCTGCTGCCCTGCTGCTTTCGTCTTTGCGTTCAGAATGTCGTTAATGCCAAACTTTGCCATATTCTCTACCTCGCTTTCTCAATCCTTTGTTTTTTCTTACACTGTCCCATTACTCCGTTGCACATTTCGCACGTTCTCCAATACTCGCAAGCGTCGCTTTGCGGGCATTTCTGCCCTGCAAATTTGCCGCCCCAGTTCCAGCACTCCGTACCGCCAGTCCTGCGGCAATGCCAGTAAGCGCATAATCTCTCTTTATGTGCCATGCCCGCTACCTCGCTTTCCCTGTATACGCTGTTACAAATTTCTTATACCCCTGCGCCGCTCCGCAGCATGGGCTATACTCATAAATCGGCTTACGCATGAAAGTATTTTCTGCTACTTTCTTGGAATACCGAATAATACCCAAAATATTAAAATCTGTCTTTTGTTCCAGCCACTCTACGCCTGCTGCCTCGCCGTCTGTGTTCTGGTATGACGTAATCAGCACGCCTGCCAGCTTTAATGCTGGGTTAAATGCCTTTGCGTCCTCTATCTGCTCTGTCACAATATCCAGCCCCTCTAAAGCGTCCTCGTCCACCTTTACGGGTACTATTACCTCGTCTGTAATTGCCAGCGCATTTACAACATTAAGCCCAATATCCGGCGGGTTATCAATGATGCAGTAATCATACTTGCCATATATGGTGCAATCTCCGTAATACTGCACCTTTGCATATACCAGTGCTTTGTATCTCTCTATCTGGTTTCCGCTGTCCTCTTTGGTTAAATTCCACGTAGCCCCAAATAGTGACATGTTCGCCGTTACAATGTCGATACCCTCATACTCTGTATGCTGTATCAGCTCGTCTGCGCTTTCCCAGTCCCCAGCCAGCAGCTTTGTAACTGGTGCTACGTTCTCTGCATCATATCTGCTGTACGCCTTGCTTAAGTTTCCCTGCTTGTCGTTGTCAATCAGCAGCACCTTATAACCTCGCCTGTAAAGCTCATACGCCATGTTTGCTGCTGTAAAGGTCTTGGCTACGCCACCCTTTAAGTTCAAAATGCTTATTGTTTTCATTCTTTGCCTCTCTTTCCTGCGTCGCCCCTAACGCATGGTTACTGTTTCCTGCTCTTTTGTAAGCTCGTCTGAATGTAATAAATACTACTCTATCAGCTGCGCTGCTGGCTGCCAGCCGTAGCAGACGGCGGTATAATAGCCCTGCTGCCGCAGATACTCTAACCACTCTTTCTGTTTCTTGGTCGTCGTGTTCTCGCCTGCCTTAAGCTCTATGTAAAGCCCATGATACCCAGCCCTTGCAGCTGGTAGCATAATATCCGGCACGCCAGCCTTTACGCCCTGCCTCTTAAGCACCGCTGCTGTTGCTTTATCACGTTTGCCGCCGTTTGGCACATGATACATATATTGCAGTTCCGGCATAATCTCTGTTCTGTATGCAGCCCAGCTAAATAATGCCTCTTGATGCCCGCTTTCGTCGTCCAGTCTAAAGTTTCTCATTTTCTCGCCTCGCTCTCTGCTTAAATTCTACATACTGGCAAATTCTGAAAAGCAGCCCGTCCTTATGCGGCTTGCTGTTCTCTATCGCCAAAAGCGTTATTGTTTCCTCGCTTTGTAGTCCTGCATTTCCCAGTACGTCCCAGCGGCATATATCATAATATCTGCACCGCAGGCAGCAGTGCTTACAGTCCTTGCCTTTCTGGAATAACCAGTATTTAATTTTTTCTATCATGTTTTCTGCCCTTTCTGCTGCCGCTGTCTTTCCAGCTCTCCTGCTGCTCAGAAATAGCCGCCGCAATTCTAAACGCCAGATATGTTGCCACAATCAACGCCAGCAGTCCGGCTATTATCAGCACTGCTGCAATGGCAATGCCCTTGATTATCTGCATTTCAGCCCCCCCTATCTGTTATTTTTACTAAGGTGTATCTTAAATACCCGTAGCCGTAATACTCTGGGCTATGTACTCCCATGCTCACGCTGTTCTTATCCACGTAATAGCCCTTTATTGCCTTTGGTTCTTTCTTGAAATACTCACGGTCTGAAATTATGTGGTACTCTGGTTCTGGTCTTACTAAATTCTTGCTACAATTCCAGCGCTTGCCCTGTAATGCTCCGTCAGTACCCTTTTTGTGCGTTCCTGTGTACTTGATTAAATAACTTGCCAGCTCTGCATAGTTGCCGCTATCGTCCAGTGGGAATACCTTAACCCTGTTATGCCCCTCGTATGCCTTATACCAGCAGCGTTGTAAAATCTCTGTGTCAATTTTATTTACTACAAGGTGGTGATGCCTCGCACCTTTCTTGCCTATCTCCATAACGTGTATGTATTTGAACTCTAACCCTGCTTTTCTGTACTCCTTTCTGCACTCCCTCAAAAATACGTCTATGTCCTGCCGCATCTGCTCCGGCGTTCTGTCCGGCTCTCCTTTCCTGCGGATATAGTCAAGCACTAAATGGTAGTCCCCATAGCCATAGTTCGCATTTATGAGTATCCTTAACTTTCTCTCTGCCTGTCTGGTGTTTACTTTCTCCTGCTCTTCTTTTGTTGGCTTTACCTTATCCCCTCTGCTGATACCTTTCTTTTTGTATCTGCTGGTAAAGTACCTCTCTATCTCTATCGTATTCCCCGCTTTTGTTACCCTCTCTACGTATGGCATATATCTACCTCTCTGTCGGTTCGTTAATACTTTTATCAAGTGTTAAAACGGGCTGCCTGCCCGTTAATTTTCTTGACTTTGCGCCATACATAGCTTATAATTTTTATAGTATTTCAAAGCTGTATAGCTTAGCGCCTATGGTGTTTCCCCACCGTAGGCGCTTTTATTTTTTCATGTTTCCTGCCGCTCTCTTATGCGGCTTAAGGCATAGTCATAAGCCTGTCTGTACGGCTCTCTGCAATCGTAGCCCGTGCAGCTATATAATTTGCTGCCCTTGCAAAACTCGCAGCTGTGCAGCTTTGCGTAATCGCTTGCCGCCCGCTCCTGTCGCTTTTCCTCATATTCCAGATGCCGCTTAATCTGGTTTGCATCTATAACCGTAATCCCCAGCATATTTGCTGTATGTATTTCTCTGTCCATTCCCTCTGTTATGCCGTATTTCACGCCAGCAATAACAAAATCGCAGCCTTTCAGCAATGCAAGCCCCGCAGCCATGCCTCTTGCCCGCTCTTCCGGCTTTTTATCGTCCATGCACTGCGTCATATATAAATGCGGCGTAATAGGCGCTAAGCCCGCCTCTAATGCCTGCCGTGTCAGCTGCTGTGCATAATCTATGTTTCTGTCCAGCTCTGCGCCGTCTTTCGCCCTGTACGGGCTGCATATATAAACTTTTTTCATACCTAATTACCCGCTTTCTGTTGTGCCTCTGTCCGTGCCTGTTCATTCCCTGCCAGATATGCCGCTAAGTGCATCAGTTCGTCTGCGTCTTTTTCTTCAATAAAATCACAATCAACGCAGCATTTGCAGTACCCCGTAATTTGTAAATATCCGTCATATACTTCCTGCGGTGTCTTGCACTGCTTTAAATCATTTATCAAAGCTGTAAGCAGCATTACTGCCTTTATGCCTGTCTCGCCGCCTTTTCCGTGTATCCCTACTGTAATCTGCCGCATTTTTGTTGTACCGTCTGCTCCTAAAATTGTTTTACTTTTCATTCTGTGCCTCACTCTCTTCCTTGAACCCTGCCAAAAGCATTGTCATTGCGTCTATCGCTGTATCAAAATGTTTTCCCAACTCCGCTGCGTCAATAAGCCCCTGCTCTGTGTTTCTCCCGTTCCCTTTCATTACTTGCGCTTGCAAAACAGGTTTTAACTGGCTAAGCCCAGCTATGCTGTTCTCTAACTCTTCCTCACTCACGCATATTTTTACATAACCCTTGCCGATATGTTCAACACTCATTTTCTGCCTCTTCCTTTCTTCTAATCAGCCGTACTGATACCTCGTAAGCTGTGCGCTGTTCTCTTTCTCCTGTGGCTGTGTCAAGCACCTTTTCATACTGGCGGCTCTGATACCGTCCCAGCAGCTCTACAGTGTCGCCCTGCTGCCACTGCGCCGCCTCGTCTGCCTGTTCCTGCCAGCAGATGCACGGTAAATAGCAGTTGCCGCCTATAAGCTCATTTCTTACCTTTACCGTAATATCAGTAATGCGCTTACCTCTCGGTGTTTCTCTGTACGTTGGCTTATTCGCTATAACGCCTCTTACTGCTGCCTCGTCCTGCTCTAATGCCTTTTCCGATACCGCCACAAAATCTGCCAGAATATATACCAGCAGCCTACCGCTCTGGAAGTCCTTAAGCGTCTGCGCCTTACCTGTCAGTAAAAGCCTGCTGCCCTCTACAAATTCCTGCATAACGTCAAATTCTATGCCGTTGCAAGCCCTGTATGGTACGTCCTCTGCAAATACTACCGTTACCTCGTCCGGCACGCCGCTTGGTCTTACCGTTTCCAGCTTTGCCATATAACCACAAAACGGCAGCCCGCATAGCTGCTTAATTTCCTTAATCTGTGTAAGCGTTCCTACCAGTCCCGCTGCATTTCCCTTGATACCGCCGCCTGTAAGCTCGTCCATGATTGCAGTATCTAAATCCCGTAAAAAATCTGGCTTTTTCTTTGTCATACTTCCTGCCCTTTCCTTTCTTATATGTAAATGGTGTAGTAAAGCGACATCTGCAAATCACTAAACTTATACTGTGCTGTCTGGTCTGGCTCTAATGGTTTCATAAGCCCCAGCTCTTTCCAGCGTCTGTGCGTTATCTCTGGCACTGCCCTAAACTTCTTTACCTCATGCTCGCTGTATTTTCGGTATTCCTCGCTTATCTCATGGTCTGCAAACGGTTTGAACGTTGCCAGATACCCTACGTAAACGTCTGCCCCGCCCTCGATAATGCGCAGGCGGTCTGAACTCTCCAGCGTGCCTATAAATTCCTTTACTGTCACTGTCTGCCTCTCCTATTTCTCCGGCATTTCGTACAGCCTCGGTATTACTGCTGCAAACGGCTGTACGTCCATGCCGCCCCTTACTATGGCTGCACCGCCAGCCGTAAACAGATAGCTTACGCACGCTTTCTGTATCTCGTCCAGAACCTCTAAGCAGCGCTCTTTTGTGGCATACTCTCCGATTTCCTCTAAACACCCGTCACTTATGCAAATTACGTGGCGCTTTTTGTCTGCCTCTGCGCCGCCTCTCTTTTTCTTTATGTCCTCGTACTCTCCATACTCTACGCTGGCGTAATTACCGCCCAGTCTATACAGCTTTTCTTTATTCTGGCTGCGTATATATACCTCGCTCATTGCTTTTATCTCCTTGCCTCTATGTTTTCCATTTCAGAAATGCAGTTTGACGGTATCAGCTCATAAGCTGCCGCCTCTATTTCTGTAAGCGCCTCTTTATACTCAATGTATCCCCACGCCTGCCGTGCTATCTCTGGTACGTTCTGCCGTTCCTCAAAATTTTCTATATGTAAAATCTCGTTTCCCTGCGGCTTTGGAAATGTTCCCAGTGATAACGGGCGTAAAGGGCTGTAATATCTGTGGCTCATTCTCCCGCCCCGCTTTCCTCTTTATGTTCTTGGTAGCCCTCTAAGTATCCTATTGCCTCTACGTCAATGTCCTTGCCGTCCTTACCGTCGTTGTTTATCTGAATTTTGCCGTAGTAGGCATAAATACAGCAGCCGTCATAGTCGTATACTCTTATGCTGCCCTCTGCGGCTGCCTCTGGTGTTTCAATAACCAGCGGCTCTGCCTGCTGCATCTGCGCTGCTACCTGTTCGTCTGTTACTGGCTCGCTGTTCTTTCCTCTGTACCAGATAGCCAGCATAAACAAAATGATTGCCAGCACGCCTGCCGCTATAATGGCTACGCACTGTATCAGTTTCTTAACTGTTTGTCGTTTTCGTTTTCTCATTTCCCGCCTCGCTTTCCTCTATCATTGCAGCCCTGCTACGCCGTTCTATCCCAGTAGCCATAAACGCTATTTTCATATCTCTTTCGTTAAATTCGTCGTAGTCTCCTGTTGGTGCATCTTCTGGGAAAATCTGCTGTGCTTGTATGAAAGCGTCCATAAATGTGCTTAATTCCTCATAAAATACATTTCTATAAAATTCAAACTCTAACTCTATTTCGATTTTCTGCGCTTTCGTGCAATATATGCCGATTTTCTGCCGCCGTCCGTATGGCTTGTATGCTGTTCTGTCAGATTTAGCACCCATGACCTTATACATACACTGCCGCAGCAGTTTTATTTCGTGCTTTCCGTTGTAGGAAAATATCGTATATTCATACTCTTCCTTTTGCAGTTCGTCTAAGGAATTTATACCGTTATCCTTAAGCAGCTTTGCAAGTTTCTTTTGTGCTGTCGTTTTCTCGCCGCCTACGCCCCGCTCTGCCAGTGCTTGCAGCTTTTTAATACGCTGTATTGTTTTTTCGTCCATGTATTGCCCTCTCTTCTGTAGCAAAATAGTAGTCGTCTACTATCATCATTTTTTTACTGAAAAGGCACATAAGCCCCAGCGGTACGGTAATAACCGCTATTGTTATGTCGCCCTCTGTCGCCCATACCGCCAGCACGGTAACTGCCAGCATTGCAAGCCCGTAGGCTTTCTGCTTAATGAAATATCGGCGGCGGGCTTTCTTTGCCTGCTCCCGCTGCCGCCTCTGTTCTTTTTTCTTTCGCATATCTGCTATGGCATCTGCATAGCCTCTCTGGTATGCGTCCTCTACTATCAATGCCTCTGCTGCCATTCTCTGCCTCTCTTCCTTTCGGCGGCGCTCTCTGTCTTTCCATGTGTGCCGCTCTCCTGTTCTGGCGTTTGGTTTTACCGTGCGGGCTGCTTTTCGCATTAAAAAGCAACTGAAAACCTGTTGACTGTCCACATACTTTCTGGCTGGTATGACCGCCGCTATTTTTCCACGGTATACAGATTGCAGCTATTAGCCTGCTGCCCTCTGCCGCAGGCTCGCCATGCCTGCTACGCAATGTGCCGTGTGGGACTTGAACCCACGACTTGCCGCTTATGAGGCGGCTGCTCTAACCAACTGAACTAACGGCACTCGTGGCGGCTGCTGCCGCCTACTCATTAAATAAAAAGCCTTTTTCTATCAAAAACCTTATCCAATCGCAGCCCGTTACGTCGTCCCGCTCAATGAATTTGTAAAAGCTCTCTGCGTCCTCTATTCCGTATTTCTTCAAAATGTTTCTTGCGTTCTTTGCTGCTGGCGTAGTAAAAACATTCTCTGCGTAAAATGTAGCCTCTATAGTCCCGTAGCTGTTCTTTCCCGCTGGTGTTCTCATTTCCACTACGACTACATTCCTTTTGCTTTTTCTTCCTACTCCCTTTCTTATTACTACTGCCTCACTGAATAACCAGCCATTCCAGCCGCTACGCATAGGTGCAAACTGTGTGCGTGGTACTTCTACTAAGTCGCCTGCCTGCAATTTGTTAAAATCTACTTTTTTCATGCGTCTTACCTCTCTTTTGTTTCTCTGGTTTATAGTGCCTGCTGCCCTGCTGCCGCCGTGTAGGTTTTCAGTGTGGCGTTGCAGCGTTTGAACTCTCTATAAATTGTGTCCCTATGTGTTCCCAGCACCTCTGCAATATCGCTTACACTGCTGCCCTGCTTACTCATAGCCTCTATGGTCTGCCTGTCCTCGTAATGCAGACGCTTGTACTTTCGTTTTGCCAT